AGTGGCGCAGACCTGAGTGGCGCAGACCTGAGTGGCGCAGACCTGAGTGGCGCAGACCTGAGAAGCGCAGACCTGAGTGGCGCAGACCTGAGTGGCGCATACCTGAGTGGCGCAGACCTGAGTCCTATACAGCAGGACTTTGAATCTATTTTGCTCACGTGCCCTGGTGAGATATCTGGGTTACGTTTAGCTCTCGTTGAAGGAAGAGTTGACGGTTCGTGCTACGAAGGTGCTTGCGCATGCCTAGTTGGCACAATAGCAAACATAAGAAATTGTAATTATGGAAATATCGAAGGCTTACAGCCTCAATCCTCTCGTCCTGCTGAAAGATTTTTCCTTGCAATCAAACCGGGAGATACACCGGAGAATTCGCAGGCAGTTGCCTTGGCAGTGCAATGGATCGATGAGTTTGAAAAGAAGTTAGACCGAGCATTAGTACTTAAAGGAGTGGCACAGTGAACAAAAAAATATTCATATCATTAGCAATATTAATGGGATGCACAAGTCCATCATACGCGGATATGCCGGTACTAGATGACAGGTTTGCGCCAAACCAATATACGGTGCGGCTAACAGTAAATGATTACGTCAGACAATTAGAATATCGCATAGAAGAATTAGAACGTAAGGTCTCTGGAATGCAGAAACAGATAACCACATTACATTCAAAGAAGGCTGACAAAAATTGAAATGTAATTATCAGTACCACGACATGTACTGGAACAACTGCCCAGCATGTCATTCACGAGTCGATTTCACACGACTTAAGCCTAAAAACATAATTGTACAAATAGTTAGATGGCTAATGGAAAAACTAGGAGCAAATAAATGACACAAACACTTGATGCAACACTTAAGGCAGAAAAAATTACATGGGGCGTCTATCGCGATGACTCTAGATTAACGGAGGTAACAACAACCGCAGAAGATACCCAATTCAAATTGGACAAGAATTCTGTATTTGAAGCATTCAATATAGTTCTTGCTCAAACGGAGAAGTTAAAAAATTATCTTCAAATGAATGCATTAGCTAATTCGAATGCCACGGATGACTTGTGGAAAATAATCACCGAACTAGACAATAGATTAAATACCTTGGCATTGAAGGTGAGATAAACTTGTCCATTCAGCTTCGTTATTATCAGCAAGATGCACTCGAAAAAATCGGACAAGCATTAAAGAAATTCCGGTCGGTCTGTTACCAAGCTCCGACGGGGGCGGGAAAAACAACCGTGTTTGCATCCATATGCAAAGGCGGTTATGAACTTGGTAATAGGATAACGATTGTAGTGCACAGACAAGAGTTAATCGATCAGATTTCAGATCGCTTGAATCAATTTGATGTACCACATGGGATTATCTCACCACATTATCCGAAGACTAATGACAGAATTCAGATAGCTAGCATATTTACACTTGTTAGACGTTTGGATGAGTATGAAATTCCTGATCTCTATATCATTGACGAAGCACATCACGCTGTAGCTGGTTCTTGGCGAAAGATTATTGATGCACACCCAATGTCCTCCGTCTTAGGTGTGACAGCGACACCTCAGAGATTAGACGGTAGTGGATTGAATCAGGTATTTGATTACCTCATTCTCGGACCATCGATCAAACAATTAATAGTCGATGGCTATCTGGTGCAACCTCTAGTATATGCTCCTGCTGGAAAAATCAATTTGACGGGTGTTCATACCAGAGCAGGCGACTATGTAAAAGAAGAACTTGCTGAGATGGTTGATAAGCCGTCAATAACCGGCAACGCGATTGAGCATTATAAAAGGATATGCGCTAATGTTCCAGCGATAGCATTTTGTGTGTCAGTTAAACACGCTAAAAACGTCGCTGAACAATTCAATAGCGCGGGTGTCACGGCAAAATCGATCGATGGAACTATGAACCCTTATGAGCGACGTTCGATAGTGAACTCTCTCAGATCTGGCTCTATTCAATTACTAACTAGCTGTGATTTAGTTTCTGAAGGATTCGATCTACCAAAACTTGAATGTGCAATTTTACTCAGACCAACTAAGTCCTTGACGCTCTACTTACAACAAGTAGGTAGAGTGCTGAGGGCTGATAACGGAAAGTCATGCGCGTACGTATTGGATCATGTTGGTAATTGTTTTACACACGGACTGCCTGAAAATGAGCGCGAATGGTCATTAGATGGTCGTGAGAAAAACCAAAGAGAACCAGTTCTTTCACTTAAGCAATGCAAAGAGTGTTATGCGGTTTTTTCTGCACATAAACAAATATGTCCACAATGCGGAACTCAGAGTATCGGCAAACCACGACACATAGAGGAAGAAGAAGGCGAGCTCGAGTTGGTCAAGGAAGATCTCAAACTAAGGGAGTTCCAAAAGAAGCAGATTTGGAAACGAGTCTGGGGGGCTAAAACAATCGAAGACTTATTGGTAATTGCTTCAGAACAAAATTACGAACCCGGTTGGGCACGTTTCATGTGGAACTTAAAACAAAAACGGAAGAAAAAACGAGCATGACAGCGGAAATAAAAATCAAAAATCAAATTCGAAAAGCACTCAGTCCGAAAGCAACTTTATTCACCAATCCAGTGGGTGTCGCCTGGGCTGGCAAGTTCGTGGGAAAGAAAGGAAATATCACTTTCTTAAGTCAAGCTAGACAAATTAGCTTTGGACTGATTCAAGCAAGTAGCGACCTAATTGGATGGCAATCAATATTTATTACTCCCGATATGGTCGGCGAAAAGATTGCGCGTTTTATTGCTATTGAAACAAAATCAGAGACCGGGAAACCAACCGCTGATCAATTACATTTCCTAACGATGGTTAAAATTGCCGGTGGCGCAGCAGGTGTTGCTCGTTCCGTCGAAGACGCAGTAAAAATTTTGGAGGCAAAATGAACGTAGTAAATTTAATTGGTAGAACCACAAAAGATGTGGAGATGAAATATTTCGATAATCAAAAAGTCAGAGGTAGATTTACTTTAGCCCTCGATCGTTATATGGGAAAAGACAAGGAAAAAGACACGGACTATATCGACTGTGAGTGCTGGGGTAGCACTGCTGAGACCTTGGCAGAATTTGTTAGAAAAGGAAAACAAGTCGGCATCACGGGAAATTTAAGACAACAAAGGTGGCAAACGGATAGTGGGGAAAGCCGAAGCAAATTAGTTGTTTTGGTGGACAGAATTACGTTTGTGGACGGTAAGAAAGAAGGGTCAAACGACAAACCAGAAGATAAACCAGAAGGGGGATGGTGAAAAGAAATGAAAAACATTGTGTTTATGATCGCCGGCTTTATTTGGCTATCTGTCGTCATGTTGGTGATGAATTATTTTCTGGATCGGTATGGAGTAGAACAAATTCAGATAGGCGGTATAAGTATGGGAGGAAGATTGAAACAATGCGAAGCAACTCAGACTACAAGTTCTTGCTATTCGCATTAGTAGTGATTATTAGTTTCATTTATTTATTTTGCGAGTTCTACTCGCTAGTTAGCAAATTATATTGGGGGTAAAAATGGGGAAAGCAAAGTTCGTTTTATTCAAAAGTTCTAAGAACAACCAGTGGTATTTTAGTATGCTCGCACCAAATGGTCAGCCAATTGCGGTTTCCGAAGGTTACAAATACAAGCAAGGAGCGAAAAGAGCAATTAAAGCTATTCAGAAATACGCTCCGACTGCGGAGGTTGTTGAATGATTACTATCGAGGACACACGGAAGTAACACACTGGAGTCATGGAAGACGAGAATAAGTGCGCGAAGGGAATTGATCAAATGACTGAATTTTGGACAGGCGTATTGTGTTTGTGGCAATGCATTTGTCACTTGAGGTGGGTATGACCACAATCGAAGAAATAAAAGAGCGTCACGCTAAAGCCATTAAAGAAGTTCCATTGCCATGGGAGTATCTATATCCCCCGGAAGAAAGGATGGGCTACGATATTAAGGGGGTTTTCGAAACTGATTGCGGAAGTTATCCACCACAAAAACATACAGCCGAATTTATTCTTCATAGCGTGACTGATATCCCATTACTTATCCGTGCGCTGGAATTAGCGTGTAAATGGGTTTGTCCTAGGTCGATTATGAACCATGAGATAAAACCTTTATCAATTAAAAACCAAATACGGATTGATAACCCAAATTACTGGCTAGAGCAAGCGCAAAATGACACAAAAAAAATTAAGTGAACGCATAAAGACAAAAGTTTTTAGCTTATACGATTATATTAGCTTTGAAGACGCCGAAGAAATTATCGCAGCTACTAACGAACTGGAAGATAAACTATTTATGTTAAAAGAAGAGAATGAGCATCTAAAGTACCAGGCTGAAAGCCACGCCAAAATAAAAGAGGCTTGGGAAAATGTGAAAGAAGAAAATGAGAGATTGAAGAAGGAAAATGTCGCATTACTAGCAAAGGTAATGGAATATATGCCAGAAAAAGAACTTTTTGCAGCACTTAAGCAAGTTAGCGATAACGTAATAAATGCGGACGGTACTCATGACTAATGAAGATTTAAAAGAACGATTGAAAGAGTATAGAGAGCAGTTGGAAATAGCCAGCAACAACTCGAGGCGATAGATGCAAATTGATAGCTATTATTGGCGCGTAAAATCCAGATTACCAGAGAGATTTGGACAGACATGCAAGGTATTGGCACGTGGATGTATGAATAGTTGCCTTGTCGAATTTGAAGACGGTTACAAGGTAATTACCAGTAGGAATTATGTAAGGAAATGGAAAAAAGAATATGATAAAGCCTTACTATCAAAATAATTTTGTAACCTTATTTTGACAGGAGTAAAAAATGACGAGACACAAACTAAAAAACTTCGCTTGCAAAACTAGGAAGATCGAAATCGAGATTCCCGATAAGGATGACTTATGGAAGTTTATTGGAGCAAATGTAGCGACTGCTAGGAAGCAAGCAAATCTAACACAGCTTCAATTAGCTTATGCAATAAACTATACTCGTGTTTCAATTGCTAAATTGGAAACAGGAACACAAAGAATTCCTTTAGAAGCTCTTTACGATATCGCAGCTATCATAGCCATAGACGTAAAGGATCTATTACCATGAACACTATTGACCTAAATAGATTAGCGGCAACTACAGAACTGCTTCGCAGTCCAATTGCACGCATGTATCTATATAGAAACTTGCTTGCAACTGCGCAAGCCGGACAAATTATTATCCCACACAACTTAGCAATTCATACAGCAATGCTGGACGATGCAATAACAGGTGCACGACAGAAACAAAATAATGAGATGAGTGATTGTACTGGTTTGAACAACGATCGGAAGGGAAAATGAGCACCGCAAATGCATACAAGAAAAAACAAACGGATTACGATCCTGATTCTTGGGAAACTCCGGACAAATTATTCATTGAATTAGATTTGGAGTTCAATTTCACTTTGGATGTTTGTGCCGATGCCCACAATAGCAAATGTCAGAAATATTTCGACAAAGAGACGGATGGATTGAAACAAGATTGGAGCAAAGATAAGTGTTTCATGAATCCACCATATTCGCAGGTGGATATTTGGCTCACCAAAGCTTACGAAGAATCGCAAAGAGGGGCATTTGTAGTCGCACTTATTAAGGCAGATACTTCGACGGCGTGGTGGCATAAGTGGTATCCACTGATCGAAAAGCAGGAAATAAAAGTTCGTTTTCTGAAACGTATACAGTTTATTCCACCACCTGGATACATAGGTAAAGTTGGAAGCCCCAACATGGGACATTGCTTGTTTATTTTTGGAGATTTGGGAAATAAATGAAGCTCTGCAAAAACTGTTACCAGCTTTTACCCTCTGAAGCCTTTCGTCAAATATCGAACGGATCAGGAATTACCGGTAAAAATGTAATTTGCAAAAATTGCATGAATATCTATGTATCAGAAAACAATAGAGACGCTAGCAATACGCGTAGAGGCTATCAAGGACCATATATCAGCAAATATGTAGACGAGAAAGGCTACACAGTATTTGTGTTACCACCATCGATGGGGTGCTGGTCATCATGAATGCCGAGTGGATAGCTAAGCAACTTGGAAAAGCCAAGCGTTCAGGCAAGGGCTGGGTCTGTTGCTGTCCATCGCATGAAGATCACAATCCATCGCTAAGTTTGATGGATTGTGATAACGGCAAAATACTAGTTACCTGTCATGCTGGATGCTCTCAGAGCAATGTAATGGGTGAATTGAAACGTAAATGCTTATGGCCAGAAAAACAAGGCGGAAAAACAACTGATCAGACCTGGGATTATGTAGATATTAATGGCAACATTGTAAGTCAGAAGATCAGATATACAAAACGCGATGGAAGTAAGAGTTATTACCAACAACGCCCCGATGGCATGGGTGGATGGATAAAGGAAAGCAAGTCAACATGTTTATATAATTTGCCCAAAGTAATTGAAGGAGTAAAAGCCGGTAGGCTTGTCTTTCTTGTTGAAGGTGAAAAGTGTGCTGATGCGCTTATAGCGCGTGGACTTTGTGCAACAACTTCAGGCTCAAACACGAGCTGGCGTGACAAATATGTTGAGGTATTGAAAGATGCCGCGGGTGTCGTCATTCTGCCAGACAATGATATACCCGGACGCAATTATGCGAACATAGTCGCTAGAGCATTACACAAAGAAAAAACACCAATCTACATGATTGAATTGGAAGGTCTGCCCGACAAGGGTGATGTGTTTGATTGGTTTAGCAACGGTCATTCAAAAGAAGAACTGATTGAGCTTGTCGAAAAGACTACCGAATTTATACCAAAAGATGAGCCGGAAGAAAAAAAGGACAACGTTATCGATTTTCGACCAGAAGACTATTTAGACACAGAGTTTGCAAATTCAGATCGATTCGTAAGTCAACATAAAGATATCGTGTACAAAACTGAAGTTGGTTGGCTGATTTGGGATAGTAAACGCTATAAGTTAGATCAGCTGAAGAAGGTTCAAGAACTCGCTAGGTCCACTATCGAAATGATTGCGCAAGAAGCAAAAGAAGATAGAACTCTTCAAATCTGGGCTAAAAAATCTAGAACACATAAGGCTATTGCAAGTACTTTGGGCATCTCTAAGTCGGCAGCGGCAATGAGTATCGCTTATTTTGATTCAAAACCATATCTATTGAACGTTAGAAATGGTGTTATCAATTTGAAAACGGGAGAACTATTTGAACACAGCAAAGAATTATTGATGACAAGACTTCTAGATATTGACTATGATCCACGGGCGAGATGTCTAAAATGGATCGAATTTCTTAATTGGGCAATGCGCGGAAACCAAGAAATGGTTTCTTTCTTGCAGCGCTTTGTAGGTTACTGCTTAACGGGTGATACGTCTGAACAAGTTTTTGCTTTTCTTCATGGCGAAGGAGAAAACGGCAAATCAAAATTTATGGAAAGAATTGTCAAATTGATGGGAGAATATTGCACATCTGCTGACAAAAAGCTCGTAATGATAAACAAACACGATACGAAAGAATCTAACCCTTCAAAAATTGTCGGCGCACGGTTTGTAAATATCAGCTCGGAAGTTGACGATAGAGATCGTCTTGACGAAGCAAAAATCAAACAACTTACAGGCGAAGATACTATCACCGCCTCAAAATTGTGGCGAGATCCATTCGACTTCACTTCGCAAGCAAAAATAATGATGCGAGGAAATTCTAAACCTACAATTGCTGACATGACTAAAGGTATGTGGCGCAGAGTATTGCTTATACCGTTTGAGGCAGAGCTTGCACCCGGTCAAAGGGATAAAAAACTTGATGAAAAATTTGATGCTGAAATGAAGGGAATACTGGCGTGGGCTGTGCAAGGTTGTTTAGATTGGCAAAAAATCGGTCTTAATCCCCCTGAAAAAATTATTCAAGCTACCCTTGAATACAAATCGGAAATGGATGTTTTGGGTGATTGGATTAGTACTCGAGCTGAGGTCGGAGACAAATGTTATTCAGAGAGCGCAAGCGATCTTTACACAGATTATGCACAGTGGTGCAAAGCGACCGGACATCGAGAAATGTCCCAAAGAAAATTCAGTAGCCATTTAAAAATGAGGGGTTTTAAAAATGATCACACTAGAACAGGAAATTTGTACATCGGAATACGACTCAAAATCAACAAAGGAGAGAGTAACTATGCCCAAAAAAGTATTGGTGGCTTTGCCACCAGGGATGCTTATGAAGATAGATGATATTGCAGGTATAGAACATAGAACCAGATCGGATTTGATACGAGAGGCACTCAGGAGATATATGGATAATTTTGAACAGAAAAAAGCTTCTCTAAAACAAAAGCCTGAAACAACCTCATTGAGCAAAGACGGCTGGGAGCATCGCTAAGTGATTCTACTTCGAGCAAGCATGTTTCCAGATTACCAGGACTGTGCCAGGAGGGCAGCAGCTAAACAATTTCGTGCTGAAGTTGAAAGCGCAGGATTTGAATTGCGATCACTTCAGCCCTCGATTGGTGCAGCTATAGGAACTGCTGCTCACCTCGGCATTAGACGTATGCTCGAATACTTCAAAGAAACAGGTGACGATCCGAAATACGATATCGGTTTGAACGAAGCTCTTGAGGGATTTGCCAAAGAAATTGCTAATGGTGTTGAGTGGGATGCAACCACTAATCAGGTCATGGTGGCGCATGAACAGATTGAAAACATTGTCCGTGAATTTGCTTGGTATGGTCTCTGGCGCAGAGTATCGCCGGGAATCATTGAAGAAACACTTATAGCAAAAGATACAGGACGTGGTCTTGAATTGAGTGGACATCCAGACAATCTTGCTGGAGGTATCCTTTTTGATTGGAAATCTGGAATTCGCGATAGAGCATATCACAGTCAGATGGGCGCATTATCGTTACTTGCAGAGTCAAATGATATCGAAGTAAATGACATTCAGGTATTCCACATCAAGCGAACCGCCAGAACAAAAACACAAAAGGAATTGGTAGTTGAACACTATGATGTAGATGTCTGCAGGGAAGCGGCACTAAATGTAATCGATAGGGTAGTGGAGGATTATAGCAGTTTTGCTATATCAGGAGACCCGTGGGCGTTCAACGCTAATCCAGCAAGCATGATGTGTACACAAAAATATTGTGAAGCATGGGGAACCAAATTTTGTAAATTATGGAGGGAGAAATAATGTCGGAAAATGAATTACAGACTATAGAAGCAAAACCACTAATGAGAAATAAATCTGTGCCGCTTAGCGCAGAAATAGAATTCGTGAGGGCTGCTCAAGAAGTTAACGTTCGAGTATTGGTTGCTCGACAAAATCCACGGGACTTAGCAAAGATACGTGACCGCATTTTGGAAGAACTAAAAAACGTTACCGTCGCTGAGAAGTGTTTATATAAAGTCAATCGTGGTGCAAACACCATCGAGGGTGGTGGAATAAGACTAGCTGAATTGATAGCTAGAAACTATGAGAATCTACAAACAATGTTTGTAGAGCACAGACAAACAAAAGAGTTAACAGAACTTGAGGCTGTTTGCTGGGATATGGAATGTAACAACCATCATACTGATCGTTTTACGGTAAAGCATGAAAGGTACACAAAAGAGTTTACGAAATCACTAACAGATCCCACATCTATCCGAGAAGCTGTTGCAGCAGTTGCTTCGCGCAAGATGCGAAACTGTATTTTCAAGGTTGTACCACAAAGTTTGGTCCAGGACGCCTTGGAAACATGTAGACAAACAGTTGCCAGATCAATGGTAAACGCTATTAAGCGCCAAAATATGATTGACGACTTCGAGGAAAAATTCAATGTAAACACTGAGAAGTTACAGGAATATATTGGCAAGAGAATTGTCAATTTCACAGATGAAGATTTCGTGGAGCTTAAGACTGTTTTTGTTACTTTGTCTGAAGGCGATGCCAAGCCAGATGATTATTTTGCGCCTAAATTCAAAATACCAGAACAAAAATCAACAAAGAAAGTACAGTCAGGTAAACAGGAGTCAGCGAAAACACTGACACCTGAATCTGAACCACCAGCAAAACAAGCTGAAACAAATGAATCAATTAAGGAAGAGGAAACAAAACCTGCCGAAAAACCAATTCCCGAATTGGCTTCTGGTCAACGCAAGAAGTTGTACTGACCATGAACAAATTTTTTGACTGGATACGACAATTATTTATAAAGGAGGCTGACCTTGAGGGTTTTGACGATTTGTTTGACATTGAGCCTAATGATATTACCTACACATGCCACAATGCAGGAACAACCGCAAGTCCATCCGATTCTTGGATTGCAAAGGATAACTCGAGCGAAACGTGAACACTGGTGGCATTTGCACGGACGTAAGATCTACGTATATAAGGTTGATGGTTCAGAAATACCACTCCGGAGCTATGAGCCACTGCCAAGTTTATCTGACCTGCGCTCGTATAAGGAACAACACCCCTTCAAATATCACGGGAAAATATTTCGCGAGAAATGCGAATGGTGGTCGCCAATAATATCGGTTGGCATGAGCATATTCTGGCCGCTTGCAGTTAGTCTAAAGAAGGGAGTATAAGACATGGAAATTACAATCAGGAATTTTAAAGGGATTGAAAAAGCTGATATTCCCTTGAATGCTATTACTTTGATTGCCGGTATAAACAACAGTGGCAAGAGCAGCATCGCTCAAGCAGTCGGAGCGATTCTATCCCGATCAGCAATCCCTATTGAAGGAATATTGAAAAACCAAGCAGGTGTGTTGGTTAAACGCGGCTCAGCAAATGCACAAGTGGAATTAAAAACAGACCATGGCTCAGTCAGACTGACTTATCCTGAGTGTAAGTTGATAACCGACGGCGAACCACTACATATATCAGAATTTGCAGCAGGCATAAAATCTTTGGTAGATCTAGATGATAAAACTAGAAGTTCTACGCTTTTGAAACTTCTTAAAGGTGAGCCAACATTTGATGATCTTGAGAAATCGCTCAAAGGTCATCCTATTACCGAGATTGAGGAAATTTGGAAATATATACAGGGTAAGGGCTGGGACAGAACATATGATTACTCTGTTGAAAAAGGAAAAGAGTATAAGTCACGTTGGCGTCAAGTCGCTGGTGAAACTTATGGTAGCGATAAAGGTGGCAAGTGGTTACCAAAAAATTGGGAAAATAATTTGATGGGTACTAGTCAAGAAACTCTGACTGCTGCTCTTGCAACCGAGCGGGATACTCTCGAGAGTCTATTGAAGATGCAAGCAGTTGATGAGCATGAATACTCTGTCACTCAGGAGAAAGCACTTGGTTTTGATTTGGCACAGACTGAGCTCAAGGAGGCGCAAGAAAAAGAGAAAGAAGCGCAAGAAGAATACAAAAAACTCTGCAACGAGTTGAATAATCTTCCACAGCCTGAAAAGAAACAGCAAACAACACCATGTCCCCATTGTAAAAAACCAATAGTAGTGTTTGGTGGAAAATTAGAAAAACCACACGAAATATCTGATGCTGAGATAGCTCATAGACTAGAAACTATCAATGCTAAGAAGCAAGAGATTGAAACAGCAGTTGCTAAACTCAAGAGCTTGTCAGAAATGGCAATCTTTTCTAATCAGATTTATATCGAGTGCAAAAAAGCTCTCGAGGAAATGAAAAAGTATGATGCGAAGAATGTGACGCAAGACAAGGTAGGACTAGAAAAACAGATCGAAAAACAAAGAGGTATTGTTCGCACCGCTGAACTTAGAATCGAAGCGTTAAAACAAAAGCTTGAGGCTGATAAATTACATGAGAACGTAATTAGCAACCAGCGCGTTATAGACTGTCTTGCTCCAACGGGATTACGTCAAAGGAAACTAGAGTCAGCAGTAGAACAATTCAATAGTAAGTACCTAATTCCGCTATCAAGGCTCGCGGACTGGCCAGAAGTTAGGATTGAGCCTGATTTGAAAATTACCTATGGACAAGCTGGTTATAGTCAGATATCAGAGTCAGAGAAATTCAGAACAAGGGTTATTTTGCAAATTGGTCTAGCCAAGCTCGACGATTCTCAGGTAGTTATAGTCGACGCGGCAGATATTCTGGACGGCGAAAATAGAAATGGATTGTTCACACTACTATCAAATATCGATATGGCTACACTGTTAACAATGACTGCTGATTCAATGCATAAAGTGCCAAATCTGGCAGAGCATGGTCTAGGGATTACGTATTGGTTGGATGGAGCCGTAGCCCAAATTGTTCAAAAAGAAACAGTGGCTGCATAAATGGGTCTTATACCAGTCCCACCACCCGCACCTTTATTCCTTACAAAATTCGTAGAAAAATAAGAAGATTAACGGCTTAATCTATCAATTTTGTGTTAATTAACGAACATGGAACATCCCTAAAATCATCATTATTTACCCTCAGAGCATGTCCAAAAAATAAAATACCATCCATGCCTTAAACATACTTTAAGCATTGGTTAAGTATGTTGTTTATATAACACTATACATACAGATAGATATGCTATATTGAATAATGAAACATCCCCATGACTACGGTCTGGGGCGCGAGGCTCCGAAAGGAGCCTCTGCTTTATTGGACGGTGGTATGACAAAAACTTACGTCTATGTAGATGGATTTAACCTCTACTACGGTTGTTTGAAAGGCACTGATTTTAAATGGCTTAATTTACAAAAGTTGTGTGAGTTTTTATTGCCACAAAATCGTATCGAAAAAATATATTACTTCACTGCTCAAGTAAGTGGTACGCCAGATGATCCAGATAAACCACAAAGACAACTTAAATATATTAGAGCGCTAAAAACAATACCAAACTTGGAGATAATAGAAGGAAAGTTTATTGTAGAGAATGTGGAGCTCCCAAAAGCCGACGGCAGTGGGTTTGTGGAAGTGGTGAAAACAAAAGAAAAAAGGTCGGATGTTAATTTAACCTCTATGTTACTATGGGATGCCCATTGTCGTCACTTTGAGACTGCCGTTTTAATTTCCGGCGATACTGATTTTTACGCACCTCTCCTGATGATAAAAACTCGTTTCAAAAAAACAATAGGCATATTAGATCCGCAAAGAGACGGACACCCAGCAACTCGTATGAATAAGGAAGCAAGTTTCTATAAGAAAATAAGGGAGGGTGTACTTGCTGAATGTCAATTTCCCCATGAGATGCAGGATGATAAAGGTAAATTTTATAAACCCGGGGATTGGTTTAAAGATGGGATGAAGACACTTATTTAATGGATCTTGAATTACTAACAGAGCTAAACGAGCAGATCAAATATAGCAGTTCAAATCTCTAACTTCTTCAATTGTTTATAGACGGTGAATGCACCTAACTGCTTACTCGGTCCATGAATATGAATACGACCACCTTTACCATCTGGAATGGTGCCTCTTACGATCATGCCTTGCCCACTAGGACCACAATAATTGGCATCATAAAAATTCATTACGTAAGGCGAATTTTCAGCGCTGCCATACGATCTACCGTTGTATCCCCAGAACGCATCTCTAACGAACTCATCTGATGCATCAACTGTGATTTTTGGTCCAGTTTTATGACGCAAAAAGCACGCGGCTAGAATTGCTGCCGCTTCAAATCTATATACTCCCGCCGCCACAATCACTTTCTTTTGCGCATCTGACAACGTAGTAAATCGATCCAGTAACGATCGTAAAAATTCGTTAGGCGGTACTGGATCAAACTGAAACGAGCCACCTGGAGTTTTAGGAGGCGTAATACTGAAACTTTCTCGATACCAGACAGCTGCAATTGCCTGCCAAGGTACTTGTGTAATTTCTTGAGCTCGAACAAATGTTGGTTTGACCGCTTTGAATTTTTCGATTTCTTTTGCTGAAAGTCTCATCATAGTTATTTACCGTTATTTTTTTGACTTGCCTAAAAGTGGCAGTAGCTTAGCAATACCCTCACCGCACCATGCAAACAGCATTATGGGCCACACTATATCTGGTATAGGTAAGGTCTTTCCTTCATAGGCAAATTTTATATGAAAACCTATAATGATTGATGTTATGAAGCTGGAAAAAACAAAGGACCAAAATCGAAGCCGAACATTTAGCTTAGCGTTCATTTCTTCAATGTTGTCATCGCAGCAAACTGCGCATTGTTTTTCACATTGTGTGTTTGACATGGGCAACCACCATCAAACTAAAGATTCCTATATAAAAAACTATTCTTACTACTTCATGCCACTCCATGACCTACTCCTTTAGCTGCTTACCTACATTACTAAGCATCTCGACTAATAATTTCCATGATCTTTTTTGATAATAGAAAACTTGTTTGTAATCAGGCTCCGTAGCAGCAGGTACTGGGTTTGTTTTTTCCCACTCAACATCGGCTTGGGAGTTGTATGTAAGCACTGCTTGCTTCAGTCTCATAAATTCGCTAGCAATACTTTTTCCAATATTTATTACACCAGTAATCTCTTTGAATTTCTTGATTAGTCCCATATTCTATCTCCTATCATTGTGGTGCTACTAGCGGAATATTGAAATTTGTTGCATACTGCTCAATTGCTTGCGGAATCGTATTGGGCACTTCGGCATCAGCCCATTCGTCTTTTATATCTTGCCAGGCCGGTTGCAGGATTTCCGGGCGACCAACAACTTTGTCCATAATTCCAAATAAAGAATAGAGTTGGAGTTTGATCGAACGCGGAATATTTTCGTCTTGAAATATACTTTCCTGAAACCCAGCTAGATCGGGATCTGGTTTATCTTCCCAATCAAAATTTTCTGCCGCCTGAATTGCTTGCGTCTTTTGTTCACTAGTTGCTTCTGGGAAAAAATCGATTCGACAATTCACACCACTGCCCGAGATCCCCGCTATTGGAATACCAAGTGATTTTAAATACTGATCAAATGCTGCAATTGCTTTCATAACTTATCCCTGTATAGTCGCCTGCAATCCGTTAAACACTCTCGTACCGGTAGCCCCTCCATCCCCATACCAAGTTTGCGTACCGGATCCAATTCCAAATTCACCCGCTTGCACAAAGTGAGGACCAATACCTAAACCCAGTGTAATAAGGGAAGTGGTGAAATAGACATTTGCATCTCCCATATACACAGTATTCTCTTGCAATTTGATTGGTGTCGGACTAGAAAACGCACCATTGTCCACAACTATCCCGGATACTACAGAACCACTAGCGCCGCTTGTTGAGAATGAACGTATGTATTCGATTGGAATGTTTTTTTGTAGTCCGATTAAAAACTGAATTCTAGTCTTACCGAGGGTCGAATTATTATTTGAATACCTCCAAGCAGCAGTGGAATATGTCCAATTATCGGTATCTTCAAGCGCCTTAGACAATCTATTCTCTTCGTTACAAGCAGAATAAATATATCGGCGAGCATAGCTATCTTCAGTTTCTCCGGATGTTGCACCAGTCATAAATGAGCCAACGTATCGCCGTGTAGTTGATCCGGATTTTACATACACACCATTTTGTAGAGCTAAGTTTGTAGTCCTTGATATTGGTAGCTTATATATAGTTCCTGTTGTACTTGCGGCGAGACTACTGGTATCCATACCCTCGAGGGTAATCGTAGTTGCATCTGCTGCTGATACATAACAAATCTTTCCGTTTATACCTCTGCTTGAATCGGTGCCAACAGTATTATCAAATCCAGCACAAGCTACAATATCACCCACGTTAAGACTATGACTTCCTATTGTGACCACGCAAGGATTTGCAGCGGTAGCAGCACTAGCTGAATAGCTAACTTGACCGCCACTATCCCATGCAGTTAACTCTAATGCAGGCGTACCAGAATTATCATAAACAAATACATCATAAATTCTAAACACCGATGCCGGAACAGCAATAGACAACTCAGAACTAGAATATAAATTCCAGTTACTGCTGCCATCATATAATGCAAGTAAACCGCCTGGTCCATTTTTACTATATGGACTTAAATACATAGTAGTAATGCCAGTAACATCTGATGAGGGAAGTGGATTACCTGTACTACCCGTCAATCTAAAACCGCACAATCCCGGAAGAGAAATGCTTGCAGCTGAGAACCCACTTCTATAAACTTCTATCCAGTTGGATCCGCTACGACGGAACAAGACAGCTTTCTCAGTATTATCGATTGAAATACTCTGACCATCAAAAGTTTTAAATGGATTTGTAGTACCACCCTGATTATGCCGAATAACAACTGTTCTATCGGTATGTTCAGCAAACAATAGAACGTGTCCGCCATCAGCAATGTTGGTTACAGCCATCTCGTCAAGATTATCGGTTGAGGCATCACTTTCTGTATCTACGGAATGTTGACCACGAGTCGGTGTAACGACTCCACTCGCTATAGTTAGCTCAGAAGACGCCTGAGCTCCCGGAAGTTTTATCGTTGCCCAAAGACTATTGCCGTCAGAAACCAGTGGTACGTTTCCACCGCTTGTACCGGTAGTTTTGGTAGCAGCAGTACCTAAGCCTAAATATGTACGGAAGTCAGCAGTCTGATCCGCATAAAAGATATTAATGACTTGCCATTCGCCCGATCCAAGATCGGCATCAAATTGTACTTCAACAAACATTTTGTCTTTTAAAACAATATCAGCCCCAGTATTAGTGCGAATTTTGTTTGCACCTGTGCCATTTTTTATAGTTACAACGTGAGAGCTATCTTCCAACTGAAGAAGCAATATTGCACCATCCCGTAAATTAGTAGCGTTTATAGTCGCTAGGTCATCAGCCGAGGCACCGCCTTCGGTTTCAATTCGGATAGTTCCGGACGCACCAGCAGCGGGTTGAATATTCCCTGTGTCTATCTCAAGCGTGACGCTTTCACTCGAACCCGGCATCTCAGCAACTGATTTAATCAAATTCGCCAGGTTTGTTTTTTGCTGACCTTGGTTAGTGTCGTTATCATTAACTCCACCTGTACCAGTAATATTTGGAAGACTCGTCATACTAATACCCCTTAACGACCGCGTGAATTTTACCAGAAGTTTCATCACCTGAGACATCTAGAACGCGGACCAATGGACCTGCAGTGGAGCGATCTACTAGCTGTGGAACAAAAGCATTTGGATGATTATCAGAATCCAACTCAAGGGTCAGGTTGACGCTCTTTATATATATGAAGGGCTCACTGGTAGGCAATCTAGTGCCACCTGATTCAATTTCGACCAATTCTAAAATCTCCTCTATATCCGGAACATCTACTAAGGTTGTTAGAGAATTAATTTTCCCTTGGTGCAATTGGCTACCAGCAGTAATAGCTTCTAAATCAACTTGCTCATTAGCACGTAAATTTATCGCGCCCGGGAATATAACAAATGGCTGGTCTGGATCCCAGAACAAATCATTGTCATCGTCGCTCCAAAACGGACTTTCATCTGCTCCTGGACTAGTCGCCCAAAACAGAGAACTTCCACGCATTCGATATTTGATTGCATAATTTTCTGCTTCAATTTCAGAATCCAATGTCAACTGGGCAATACCTGAATATATGCCAGGCATAGTAAACGACCACCTATAGATCATCTCTGCAAATGTGGTACTCCAAAACAGATCGTTATTGTTGCCGCTCCAAAACTTAGCAGTGTCATTAGTCCAAAACAGCTCACCGGTCTCATCGGCAGTTAACACATCATCTATAACTGAGCCGTTAGTTATAGATCCAGGAAATTCTGGATGTTCAGGAATTTCTAAAATGACATTATCTATTAATGGATCGCCGAAATTAGCTCTCAAAATAATGGGATCTTGTGATTCATTGCCAGCAACATCCACAGCCTTCAACATGAATGCAAACTGCCCAGCAGGCAATAGAGACAATGGATATTGCGTGGCAGTTGTCAGCGAAAAAACTGCTATACCAGCATCCCAATCACTGCCACCACCTGATGTAATTTTTGCGATAAACCCTGCAAAATCTAGAGGCACAGGTTGCCCTAACAGTTCTTCTGTATAAGCCCACCTAAGAGAATTTCCTACTCTTTCTAAAACAGGGACATTTGGTGGTCGCGTAGTCTTACCTACTACGAAATGATTGGATATCTGCACCCACTCGCTGAGAACTCCTAGTCGGCTGACGTTTCTTACCCGGATGTCTACCGTCGAACCATCTTGCACACCGTAGGTATATATCTCACCATTTTGTGCAGGCTGGTTATCGATATCCCCCCATTGGCTAGTTCCAGAAATGCGTGTTTGATATTGGTGGAAAGTCACATCAGCAGGTGGTACAGCAATAATTATCTGTACTCGTGTAACCAGAGCTCCATCAGTGTCACGTTGCAGAACTGATTCGTCGGATCTAACAGAAATAATTACTGGCTTAGGAGTTACCCGCTGAGGCTCTGGCACTATGGTGATTTGAGGATCGTGTGGTGGGATTGTGCCAGAGTCAGCAGTATATATTCCGGCATTGTCCGGAATCAGAGTAAGACGGGCTGATAAATCATTTAAATATTCAATGTGCTCGACGAGGCATTCTACAAAACCACCGAAGAGGACAAGATCTTGAGTAGCAGGCTTTGGATTGGTTGCAGCGGCAATGTTTTGTGTAAACGATAGACTGTTCATTACAGTTCCATCGCCTATTACAGATCGGCTAATCTTTGTGCCATTTGCCATTCTGATGGTTACGTCATACAAAGTATTCAAGTCGGTAGGAACACCGTCAGTCAAAGTAACTCCGGTAATATCATTGCTACCATTTAAAATAAGACTCTTAATTCTGGAACTTTTCACACCAAACTGCGGAACATCGTGATTGAAAAGTACTTTGTCTCCTCTACGACACTTCAAATTTTCAACATCAACCGTTATAAAAAACCGCTCTCTACGTAACCGTGCTTGAGCTAAATAATACCTTCCTAACTTCCAAGCATGGTCTGAATCTGTCACACCGTACAACGAAATTGTCTCACGCAGGTGAGCATTGCTTGAATCGTAACCGTCATCAAATACTACTCGTTCATCGGTCTGCCAATTAGCTTCCGGATTTATGAATCTGACGTTGAGAGCTTGAGGCTGTTCAATCCACTGAATTGCTCCTTCAAAATCTCTTGAGTTGAAAGGAGTGAAGAATTGAGAAGGAACAGTTTTTAAATCATCAATTACTACTGAACGTTTTCCATTAGCCCCAACATTAGGTGATGCTCTTCCTACTGAAGCTATCTGCTTCAAAACTTCGTTAACAGTACTCTTGGTGTCAATTGGGGCATTAAAAGTGTATCCTTTTGCATCACAGAATTGAGCCCATGCTAACAGCGTGGAAGTATCAAGTTTCACTTTTGACAGTGATTTTTTTAGTGCTGTACCAGTTAAAACATCAGCATAAATCCAGGCAGGATTATTAGTTATTTGTGGCTCCGTCCATTCTTCACCATCCCATATAGGTAACATTGATTTAGCTACGCAGCTAAGTGAATCAATGGTGCCATTGAGTTCTTCTGTGGCTTTAATGCGAACTGCAATATATGCAACACCGATGGTGTTGCCAAATCTATCTTTTCTTTGAGTTACTGGCTGAGCATCAGTATCAAACGCACGAATAATTGTCCATTGACAGTCGGATGTAATTCCAGCTTCTGGATCTGTATCAGGCGTCAGTCTAGTCAGTTTAATGTCATACAAGGCACGATCAACAGTCCAAGAAAGGTTTTTACGAACAATTGAGCCCGTTGCCTCCGTTGCATTGATCTGCCCAGCAGTAGTCCAAGGATCTGAACTTCCGTGCAATCGGTAATCTACTTGTACAATTACCGTATACGGTGTGGGATTATTTTCCTCATCGAGCCAAAACAGACCGTCGGGAAACATGATATCCACTGATAGTCTAGTAGCGCTTTGTCCAGCAGACCGCTCTTTGGGGACATTATATGGAAGTGGTAAATCGAGCTCTACTTCCTCAACATCCTGTGTGTAAAGAGTGATTGGATCATCATCTGGATAGCCTGGACGCACTTCATATAAAACATCCTGATATTCAGTTATCAATTTGTCGCCAATTTTGATTTCTGAAATATCGAGAGGGCCTTTTCCTAATGAAAATAAGGCTGTCAGATATTGGTCATTTCCGCTAATTTCAGTCAAGGTTCTTGCTGCTAGTACCGGATATATTTTGTATGTTCCATATATTCTTGGATCGGGTAGGAATCTACCATCAGTATTAGAAACACCTGTTATATGTGGAACGAGTTGATCTTTTGCTCCTCCAAAAGCTGCAGGTGTGGGAGCGACAGGAGTGCTTGGCGGAGTGGGAGCCGTTGAAATTGAATCTTGTAATACGCTATTAGAATTATTTTCGTTAGAATTCGCATTGAACAATCCTCCAAGCAGTAACGCTGCACCACCAACTATTAGTCCGAGTGGATTAACATTGCGAAAATTTGAAAAGAGAGAGCTCAGTGATGAAAACAAGTTATTAAAAAAGTTCACTACTCACCCTCCTTGAATAATCCTGGATTATTGGCAGGACTCATATCATCCGATGGAAATGGCTCGTTTCCGATATCATCGAATAGCAATGAACATTGAATAACGTTTCCGTTATACCCTATTTCCATCAGCGTAAATTCCCAAACATCTCCAATCACTGTATCTGGCTCACTTGCTAAAACTAATTTCAAAGTAACAGTTGCACGATTTGAACTTGCTGCTAGCTGTCTGAGCGGAAGCAGTGCTGTTCGTTTCACGTTATCTAGAAGAAGTGTGACTTGAGATGATTCATTACCACTGTCATTTGGTGGTTCTATTGTGAATGGGAATTGCTCATAAGTATCACCGTTGCTGACCACATTATTTGAATTTTGACAAAAGCGAAACGGCTCATCCCAATCAGGATGATCTATTTCAATAAGCTTAATAAAAACTTCGCATGTCTCAGGTGCAAAAATCGCAGCATCAGCAGTAGCAGATAGCTCCCTCGTCATGGCAATATCTCAAATGAAAAACTTATCAAATAGTGCGTGGGCGAGATTCGTTGATATTGAGGCGCTACGCTTGGCACAAATCTACATTCTGCTGCCGAGTTATCAGTTGGATCTCGCCAGTCAAATCTGTTGGCTTCATTTTCTTGATGAAACTCTTGAAAGATTTGTTTTTGCTCAATTGTATGGTATTGAGTTACGCTGAATCGTCTAATTTGATTTTCAAATCGCTTTCGGATTTTAGCTGGTCCAGCATCGATAGTACTTGATATTGAGTTAGGTAGCGAAGTCTCACTGTAGTTAACAGATACACTTTGTGGTAAATCTAGTGGCCATATCGGATTCGGCATTATAAATCACCTCTGTACATTACGTTGTCCACGTACCATCTGCTGAATAGCGCGGGAAGTTGGACCGCCAGAGCGAATTTTTGATGCAACCAATTCGTCAAGTTGAATTGTTATGTCTCTACCATTTTGTGTGACAGAAACATTTTCAGCGCCGATAGGCATTCCTGTGTTGTTGATAATTTTTACGTTTGGCGAGCTACCACGCAGATCGCTGTTTGATATCACTCTGCCAGCAACGTCCGGCACAAATAATTCAGGACCTCTTTCACCAACAATTGAAGGTTTACCGACCGGTGGTCTGCCACCTTCAGCAAAACCACGCAAATTAACGTATCTATCATAGAGATCAGCTCGTGGAATTGAATAATCATAATAGCCGCCACTACCACCTTGGAAGTTTTGCAGAGAGGAACTAAGTTGGTCCACAATATTTGGGCTAGAATAACTCGCTGGTTGGGATCCATAGTATCCGCCCAAATTAGGCGATCCAATTTGAGGCATTCCGTAACTGGAATTACCGCCTGTAATTCTAGCGATAGCACGCTCCGCATCGTTACCAAAATACGGTCCGACAATTCCACCTTCCTGTGTACCAAATCCACCGCCATAAACTCCTGCTGCAGATGGACGATTCGGATTTTGTGGTCCGATAAACCCACCGAAATCGGGAATTTCCATTTGCGGCGTGGATACCATTTGCCATTGCATAGGATTGTACGTCGGATTGTATGCAGCTAAATAATTGCGGAGTGCAGGATCCGTTTTGATACCATATTGATCTAGTAGAGCCAAGTTCGGCATCGTAAAATTGTTTGACTGCTGATTTATTGCATTTTGAAGTCCCACACCAGCTAGTTGCTGTTCAGCAATTTGTCTATCCCACAACGATCTTGTCGGATCCATCAGTGTCATTTGTGCCTGCTTATCAGAAATTTGCTTATGAATTGATCTCAATTCATCAATGCTCGGACCTCTCATACCATTATCATTACTATAAGAACTACCAAGACCGACCATATTGGATGCCGAAATACCGCCTTTGAGTAAATTCGATGAATTACCACCAAACAAATCGCCTAGTGATCCCAATGGATTATCAAATAATTGCTGCAAGAATGGTGCAGCACCACCTAAACCCGGTAACAATCCTGGTGGACTAAATCCCGAATTTAACGCATTAGACAATGGGTTACTGCCATTAAATATTACTTGACCATTGCTAACATACACTGGTCCATTTGCAAATACAGAGCCGCCCTGGATAGAAGAATTTTGTCCAGCGCCAGATATCGTTGGTCCACCACCAAAGCCGAATATAGATGCTAACGAGCCCATTGCAAAACCAGCAGGTTTACCACCAATACCTGATCCTATCCCACCTTGAGCGATAGTTCCTCCGGGAACAGGAACTTTGAATAAATTTTGAATTACGTTTGAGATACCCGTTTGCAATGGATTGATCAATAATTGATTAGCTATATTTTTTAAAATAGATTTTCCTAAATCCTTAAACACATCACCAATTTTCTTTGAACCATCAACAATTTCGTCAATAGCCGTGGTAAAAGAACTAGCTATATCATCAGCAAATTCTTTGATTTTTTTAAATTGTGGAGAAGAATTCTTTACCGCCTTAGCAAATTGATCATATGACAGCAACCCCTTATCAAATAATTCAACTAGTTCTTTATAGTCATCGTTGAATTTTTCTTGTTCAGTGTGATTAGCCTTGATTATATCTTCGGCTCTATTTACATCTTCTACATAAAGTTTATAAGCAGTTTGATTAGCAATGATAGATTTTTCTTGATCAGTTAACTCTCTACCAATGGATTGTTGAGCAGACAACTGAGCGATCAGAACTTCTCGTATATCCCTATTTTTAATTAGAGATATTTGTAGCTGCTTGTTTCTATCTTCATTAGCATTGAAAATTTCTTTTAGTTTCTTGGTGCTCTCTAATTGCTGACTAAGCTTCACTTGTTGAGCAATAATGTCCAATTGTTCCTGTGAAATAAATTTATTAGTTTTTCTTGCCTGTGTCTGAGCATCCAATACTTCAGCAATATTTTTTTCATAATAAAGCGACTCTTCCAGCCTCTTGTTAGATTCGACTAAACTGTCAATATATTCTTGAGTCTTAGCATTCAGTTGTCCCTTCTCAAATTCAAGCGATAGTTGTTTGATTTTTTCTATTTGTTGCTCTGTTAACTCTATTCCTTGTTGCTGCAATTTATGAATCGTTTGAACACCTGGAATCAACTCATTCATGTGATTCCGCTCAAGTTCTGCAATTTGTTTGCGTTGTGCGTACTCCTGCTCAATATCTTTTATTGCTTGAATTGCTTTTAATTGCTTGCGCACTTCAAGTATTTGCGTTAACTGACCAAGTTCAGCAGGCAGTAATTCGCGTCCTACTTTATCGGCAAACTGTACTTTAAGTTTTTCAAGCTCCAGAGCCATCCCATGAAGGCTGATCTCTTTCTGTAGCACAGTATTTATATTTTTCTGATCTTTAAAAAAGTCTGCTGCTTTCTTAGCCTGCTCACGTGCTAATTTGCTCATCTCCTCAGCGGCAGACTTAATTCCTCCTGGAAGCACATTGGATGGACCTGTTTTTTGTTGAATTTTTGTAAGTTCAGCAGCTCGTTTTACTATTGAATCGAAAGTTGATTTTGTATTTTCTCCAAAACTTTTTACAAGCTGAGCCCCGGACTTAATCAACCTAATTTGCGGAAATATGACGCTTGCAATAGGAAGATTAGCCAATTCATTAAAGAAGCCTATTGTATTCTCTATAAAACCACCAAAAGTTTTATTCAAGAAATTGCCTACATCATTAGCTAATTTCTGAATCCATTGCGTTATTGAATTAAAAGCACTAACCATCATTTCAATAGCTGTATTAACCAGAGGAGTTAGCTTTTCCCATGTTGCTGCTAACAAATTTGTCAGCGTAACTTGCGAGTCTCCAATCTGAAAAGTTGTGTCTTTGAAGGTAATTAACAATCCAGCAAGTATGGATAGTCCACCGGTTGCAATTCCAGCACCTGAGCTAAGAGCTATAAAGGCAGCTTTAGCTGTCGCTGTAATCACTGTGAACAAAGCAGGTATTTTTGCAGCCTGCAAAATTGCAGCTGATGCAGCAATTCCTAATAAGGCATTAGATATTTCTGTCCCATGTTCTGCAGCCTCATCAAACAATTTGCTGAGTCCATTTATCAAGTTAGTTAAACCACTAGATTGAACCTTTCCAATAGCTTCAAGAAAGTCTCCGAAACTGTTCTTGAGCCCGTCTATTGCTCCACCCAATGTATTGCGGGCCGCCGCTGCAGAACCACCAAACTCTACTGCCAACTCCTTCAATATTATTTTCTGAGCTTCCATCAGCTTGCCTGATTCCGCAAGAGACTTGATCATCTCTTTTTGACCTTCGCTAAAAGAAACACCAACCCGGCGCAGAGATTGCAATCCTGTAATTGGATCATTTAGCGCTTTACCGAGTTGAATAGCTGCCGACTTAGCATCTGTGCCCATTCTAGTTGCTATATCCAATACGGACTGGGTAGCCTGTGGAAAGACATCTTTACTAATTTTGGTAAATGTGAGAAGTAATGATTGTGCACTCTGGATCGTTTCATCGCTAAACGTTGATGTCTTTTGCAAAGAACTTGCCATATCAGCCAGCTGCTTGGCGGTCAAGCCAGCGGCACCACCTGTTGATTTAACTGCAGCTTCAAGCTGAGCCATAGATTTTTCGGCTTCAGATGTTTCTTTAATTATTTGTCCAAATAGAAGTCCCGCCCCAATACCAACAAGTGAAGCTTTAAAAGCATCGACTGCTCGATTGATTCTAGCGAAAGATTTTTCGGCAATCTGAGTAGCTCTATTCATGTCAGTTTGAAATTTTGCTGTTTGAGCAACAAAATCAACTACAACACTAGCAAGTGTATTAGCCATTTTGTTTCTTCTTTGCCTCCCAAAACCCTTGGAAAAATCTGAATATTTGCTTCATCCGATCTGCTTTGTCGTCTTTGTTTTCTCCCATCTTTTTAGATTCATTAGAGCAAGACATTGGATAAAAATCATCAATAGTGAACGGCTTTGGTTGTTTTTTGCGATTACGATGAATTTCTCCAACGAGTTGCGCAATAACTCCTGCTCTATGATTATCTGCATCAAAGCCGAATGGTTCGATTTTATAAAATGCCATCCACTCCCCGAGCTCTCGGGCATCCATTCGGTTTGATAGCTCCCGAATAGTCATCCCGAGGGCAAGCGCTAATCGGAAGCCGAATCTTCTGATGGCATTTTTTCGGAGTTTTTTTCCAGTTCCTCACCGTCCTTACCACCAAGCGCATTCATTTTCGCTGCGCGCTCCCACAAACGCAGTAAAACCTTCGGCGACTTTTTCGCAAGCGCGGCAGCTCCATCTTCCGAATCAAACAATAATTCACCATTGGCACCCTCAATAACTTTTGAGAGCATGACAGCAATAGCACATTTGTCAGGTTTTTTAGCATCTTTCTGAACCAAATCACTGATTTTCATAGCATCCCCTGCCGTCATCGTACGAAGTGTAACTTCGCCACGCCACTCGGGAACAGATACAACCTCTTTTACAAGGTCTTCTGCTTTGACAATGTCATCCTTACCTAATAAAGCCATAATAATTTCTACTCCTTTCTATTTAGATCGTCATCTGTTTTAAGCAAAGGTAGGCGCGTCAGCACCAACCGCTGTTATCGATGCAGTGAGAGCATCACCAACACCTGCGTTTACAGAAAACTGACTTATGTGAACAGGTAAGGTAACTTCAGTATTTCCACTGTCGGTAAATACAACCTTATAATTCCTCTTAACTTTATCAAGTAAGTCACTCCATACACCCACAGACGGATTATGTGTTGCATCTGCCGGTAGTAGATTTACTTCAAAAGTTAGGTTTGCATCTAATAAAGTTGGCAGCTTCTCGCGAAACGAATTTGCAGCATCATGACTCGTTACGTCTATGATATCGCCGCTAAAATCTATAGTTATATCCTTAACTTCCGCTATCGTAGTGAAGTTTTCTGTCGGTGTAGCCCCATCGCCTCTTTGTAATAAAGTACCTGTTGCAGCAATAGCATTACTCATTGTATAGTTCTCCCTTTTTCTAGTGTCAATTAGTTATTAAATGGAACTCGTATCACCGCAAATTTAATTGCGGCATTATTTGCTTCAAAATGTAATTTGCCTGTTGATTGTTTCCAGCCTTCAAGTGGGAATGGACCAATCAATGCATACTCGCCAAAACCTATCGAATAAGATTCAACATCGCCAGTACGACCAAGTTGATCAGCCACACTTGATACAGTTACTGTATAAGCAGTGTCATCGTCGCTATTAAAAGCAAACAGCATTTCTCTACCTGTGAGAGTGCATGAATTCTTGTTGCTAACATCAGCTGCCGTTAATGATATATCTGCTCCATTGGCTGCGATGGTGCCAGCGTTAGGATTTTTAGGAACAATTGCTGTAATATCTGTCCTCACCGCCAATGCTGGACAATGCAATGTCACCGCGAACACCAATAGTGTTAATATAAGTTTTGATATCAATTTCATGAATAACTCCCTTTCGTTTTATGATTGTGCTTCCGAATGATAAATTTCAAAATCAAGAACTCTTGCGTAAGCCTTTGTTTCTGGATCTCTACCAACATCTTGGTCGCCAAGAAATCTAGAGCTTTGTATTTCTACTCCGGCAACAGTGCCCCGGTAGCCTTGCAATAAGAGTCGAATTGCCTCAGCGAGTGTAATAGTGTCACTGTATTTGCTCGCAAAACAATTTATTTGAAAAATCGGATGAGCTAGTCCACTAATTCCGTCATGTGATTGTTCACTAGCGCCGCGAATTTTTTCGTAAGTGACTAGCGGATATCTGTCATCCTCGGCGCCACCGTTCGGATATATACGATCATCGACTAATGCAACTATTGATGGTGTATTAGCGAGTAAAGAATATAGAGCTTCTTCGATAAGTGCCATCAGCGCTCACCTCGCTTAGCAAGTTTTGCAACGGCTCTTTTAATACCGGCAGCTAATTCTTTTTGAACAACATCTACAGCTTCTTTAGATTTCTCGTCAAATGCTTCTTGCAATGGATGTTGAGCAGGCATAAATTTTGTACCAAATTCAACAAATTTGGCAACGAAATGTCCTGCACCAATATGATATAGAGCCACCGTTTCAATTGGTTTACTATCTAAACGTGCGCGAATCGATTTCTTTGTTTTTCCGGTACGGACCGGCATATTTTCTGAATAGGCATCCTTTATAATATTTGCACCTTTGAAGGTAGCTCGCCTCAACACACGCTCACCCATTTCAGATGGAAGTTTTGCAAGCGCATCCCTCAACTCTTTAGCTCCATGAAGTTTTACGCTTATTTCAACCATCATTTCACCGCCTTTTTTGCAGTGATTTCCAAGCCCTCACGACGACCAATCTCAGACACTCCCTGAATGTCATAAATTTCGCCGTCATAAACAAACCTATCTTTTGGTGCGACGCCCTGTATATGTCGAATACGAACAATCACATCAAATTCAGACGTAATTTGACCCGAGCGTAATACTTCTTTGCCAGTAACCGGTTTTATGCTTGCAGGAACGGTTGCTAACGTATTCCAACTTTGTTCTTTTTCACCAAATGCTGATTTGGAAAAACTATATTGTTGGAGCTCTATTTGTCTATCAAGCATATTTGAAAAAATCATAGTTAGAACCCCCATACTTTGTAGGGAGCAATTACAGCCTCTGCCGATATACAGCGTGGCAATTCTTTCAAGTCGATGCCAGACACTGCAGCTCGCGCATCGTACCAAGAAGCAACAAGCATCAAGACACCCTGCTTTATGGGACTTGGTACATTTTCAACACCGCCATACCCAGCTGTAAACTCAATCGCTACAGCATTAGGAACGTAACGCACAGATGGCCAACTCTTTTGATAAGCTGGAACGATACGACCAGGTGTAGAATAAATATCGACTACATAGTCCGTGTTGTTTTCCAACGTAATTTCATTACCATCTACATCTATATACTTCACCGATTCCACAGATAGTAGCGGTGTTGGCTTCAGGTATAACCCCATCAATCCATCTACATCACTACATATCCTTGGAAAATCGATTAGTGTGTGCTTGTATTTTTGCGAAATTAGAGCTCGCCCGATCTGATCCTCAACGTATGCAACCGCCTTATCAATAAGCGCACCAATGTAAGCATCATCATTATCAACAACAACGCGACAATGTTGCTTTGCTTCCGCAACGCTTACTGGTTGACTAGCAGGTGCTTCGATGAGGACAGTTCCCATGTTTACCTCTCAACTACCAAGGTGACTGAGGCAGGCATGGTTGCGTCAGTGCCACCATCACTGGTGACGATTATGACATTACCCGCTGCTACAGTATTCGCAGCGGATGGTGCTATGGTTGATGCAGTACCAGCGGTTGCGGTAGCAGCAATTTCCAACGCTGCATGAGTTACCGCATTACCAGCAATCGAACTAGTAAACACTGTTTTGGTAGTTGTGCTGTTAGCATGATTTACAATAGAAATTGATTTTAAAGTTCCAGCATGCGGCGCTACTACATATACAGAACCGGCTGTTCCAGCATCTGCAAATTGAGCATTCAAGCTGTATTGATTAAGCTCGGTCGCAGTTGCATTTACGGCTGTTCCAGCTAGTGATAATGCCGGAATATTTATTCCCGACACACCAATAGTCAATAGTTCATCGCCATTTGATACTTTATAAAAAACAAGATCTCCGGCCGCCCAGCGTGAGCCAACATTTGACACACCTTGAGCAATTGACACAGGCACTATGCTTAAAAGTGCAATTACTGTAGCCACTAATAAAATATACTTTTTGGACATGGATTTTCCTCTCATGTGTGAACGGACGATAGGAGCCGCCATTTAAGGCAGCTCCCAACTCCTACTAGGCTATCGCTGTTGGCAGTAATTCCTGAGCATATCTTGGTTCAGATAGAATGCAGATCATTCCTGCATCTACTGGACTGTTGACGCCCTCAGTCAATTTCGCGCGGCATTTGTTGTAACCTTCAGGCAGCGATCTAGCATCTACTTCAATCGCCACTTGTTTATTCGCGCCGGCAGCAGGTGTTACTCCACTTGCGGTAGCGCTTTGTACTGCTCCAAAGGTATCCCCGGTGGTACACACCTTGTATTTAAATGGAATCGCAACGGGGTTTGTTGGTACAAAGTCGTCGCATGCTTCCACTGTTATTGCGGCGGTTCCAGTACCACCTTCACCTTCTTGGAGAATAAATGTAGCGTGGTTATACTTATCTAGCGCAACCACATCTGACGCTGGGTCACCGTTATAACGATCAGCGTCTGGCGCTAATGCCATAACAATTTTGTTCAATTCACTAAAAATAGACATTGCCTAACTCCTTTTTGATTAATGCAAAGTGATAATCAGCTCAAGCCCTATGCTCGTTCAGCAAGAAAAATAAATGGGCTTTGAGTGTTTGAACCCTTCGCAGGTGTTAATGGAGCGTTCCAAGCTGGCTGACCATCAACACGCATTGTGAACCGGAATACTTGTTCGTCGTACAAGAAGCGAACATGCAGTGAATTAGCTGACTGTATTTCACCTTTATCAATTAATAGATATTGAGAAAGATCTAACAGCGCGATATCGCCTAAATCTCCCAGAGTTGAGGCTTGCTCAATCGGAATGATAGGACGGCCATAAAGGGTGTCATATGGTTGACCTGCAAGTCCGTTTGCTGGTAGATAGACAGGAGCACCGCCAGTACCAACTGCCATCGACATCAAATGCAATTGTGGTTCAATATCTTGATTGATGAACCATGCAGAGTTGGCTCTGCTTCTTGCCCACAAACGTGCACGCATATTCACTATGTTTTTGGCTACAATAGTGTCTGCAGACTGTCCAGATTCTTTTGCAACTGCAACATAAGCCTGGCTCTTCAAAATTCCGAGAGGCTTATTTGCACCGTCACCATTGAGTATTGCATCGTCCAGCAAAAAGCCAAATTCCTCAGCAAATGCTTGACTAATGACCGCACCCAACGCAGTTGTATCTGCCATGAGCTCTTCAGTCATGTAGGCGACGCCCATGAGCTTTTTCAATTCCATTTTGATTTGACGGAATTTCGGTTTACTAGCAGTTACAGACTCTGCCTCGTTAGCCCAATAACCCCGAATCCCACCATAGCGAGAACCAGTAACACGACTGTTATCATCGAGCGCATTTATTTTCATTCCGTTTGATAATGCAGAAAGCGGAATTCTTCTGACTTTGCTAACTAAAAGACCTGTCTCATAAGATTTTTTGAATAACTCGGTAGAGAAATCTTTTTGGACCAAAAATCCGCCTTCATCTGGCACGGACTCGTTCATTCCGCTTGCAGATCTTTGAATAGCAGTCAAGCGCGGATCAACAGTGCCAGACCTTGTAGCGATCGCTACAGCTCTCAGCTGTTCGCCAATGCTTTTGAAAGGCGCTTCTGCTGCATCTTTTACACCCTCAATTCTTGTGCCACGAATTTCGACGTTTGTTTGTGTATTTCTGGTCGACTGATTGTTGCCACCATCTTCATTGTTTGAAGCAGCTGCTAACTCTTGGTTACGTTTAAGCTGCTCGATTGTTGCATCGAAAGCTTTGACTTCTTCTTCTATCGCTTGTGAACGCTTTAATTCGTCCGGATTCATAACGGAGCGATTTTCTTTTTCCAATTTGGTCGCAATTTCATTCAGTTCATCGACTTTCTGTCCTCTTTCGGACAATAAGTCGGAAATTTTTTTCTTCATATACCTATCCCCTTCAGAATTGGTATCAGAAGCAAAACAAGACAAAAACCTGCCGCAAAGCCACTGATACCGTAAATACAACGGTTTCAATAACTTCACGTCAGTCAACAGACTCAACGGGCTGGTTATTTTGCTTTGGTGTCGGTCATTCTACAGAAATCCGAACTTCACACCGCCGCGCCTAAACTGCTGGAATTTTACCAGGCAATTTCTTTATGTCAACCCACTTAATTGAGAAATTGTATTTTTCAAATGAACCAATGTTCTCTGGTTGTTGTCTGTTGTATTATCAGGCGTTGCCACAAGCTTGCCCAACATACCCATAAAATTGCGAGCAAAAGATATATCTTCCTCACTTAAGGATAATTTTCTTTCAGCGCGAACAATAATGGATGCTATTTTTTCCACATCAAGTTCCTTCGACACAATATAAGATCGCATATCAACCGATGTTCCCTTATATGCTGGATAGGTAACTGGGCTCACATCAAATAGGTTTCTTACATCTGTAATTATACGTAGTGTACCTGATGAATCATTTTCCCAATGTTGTCCATCATATCCAACAGTAAAAGCAAATGACATGAATCGAATATTTCCTGCTTCCACATGAGTTTTCACATCTCGAGCAATAGACGTATCAAAAAAGTCCCATTCGGCAAGTAAACCATAATCGTCTTCTTTTAAACGTAATGAGCCATTTGTATTGTTGGCTAATACATGATCGGGATTATGGTTGAATAAAGCATAACAATCCAGATTCGAATTTTTCAATACATTAGCAAAAGCTCCTGGTTTGATAATCTCACGAAATCCGCCTAGATTTTCGCTCATGCTATTGAAAACAGCGGCATAACCACGCATTACTTTTTTATCTGATGCGTCTCTTAATTCTAGCTTTACCTGCTCAGCCTTTAAAAACCTACGTTCTATATTCATGATCCTTTCTCCCTTTCAATAATCTCAAACACTGATTCAGTTATCAGAATTGCCCTTGTCTGCTCCCAACTACTCAAAACACTATCTAGTTTTACCAAGAATGTAGACCACAACATTTCTGGATCTTCTAAGTTTCTACATGAATCCATAGCCAACTGTATGTCACCCAATGAGCCCGAGTGGTAATTGCTAGACAGTTGGTCAATATATTTTGAGATTTCTCTTGAATCACACTCGCCAATGCCATCTGCCACTTTTTGCGCCAATGGAGTCATTTGACTTCTAAAAAATTCCTGCTGCTCAGCAAAAAACTTTTCCATCCAATCTTGAAAATCCTTCGCTCGCAACTTTTTAGCATTTTTGCGTATGGCTGCAACATCTTTGCTCACTATTCGTTCAGAAATATCCTGAATTAGTGCACGAAAGGCGTTTTTTGCTCGTTTCTGCACAATTTTTGCATCATTTTGTGCAGGAATTATATCCCTCTTCGTAGCATTATCATTTTGATTTTTGCCTACTGGTTCCATGTTCAACGGCACTAAATACTCATCACCACCCTCAATTGGATTACGATCAAGTATCTCCCGCGCCTCATTTCTTGAATAAATACCACCTGAAACATACTTAGTAATAGCTTCAGACTGTGTCGTAGTATCCCCTCTAAGCAATGCATCATGATTAAACTTAACGAATAGCCCTCTTCTTTTTTGACTAGCCGTTAACAAATCTCTAGTTATTGCAGACTCCCATCGTACTAGCCAAGGTCTAATTGTATGGACAACAAATTCAATTGATTGGTGTTCTATATTATTATTTGTACTACGTTCCAACTCTTGTAAAAGGTGTAATGGAACCCGGAATATTCTTGCAATTTCAGCTAATTGGAATCGGCGACTTTCTAAAAATTGGGCATCCTCGGCATTCATACTTATCTGCTGCCACTTTATCCCTCCACTCAAAAACGCGATCTTATGAGCATTTTTCACACCGCCATGTGCAGCTTGCCACGATTGCTTAGCAGCCTCTCTTTCATCTTGCCTCAACGAATTATCTGTCGTTAGCATTCCGCCCGGCATTGCTCCGTTGCTAAATAATTTTGACGCGTGTTCCTCTTGAGATATTGCCAATCCGAAATTGTTTCTCGCAAATTCAATCGGTGACATACCTGTAATTCCATTACTGCTGAATAGTCTAAAATGCATAATGTCGTCGCTAAACAATATCCTAGGTGTTCCCTGACCCATTAATGGATACACTTCATAAATAAGAATTCCATTTTTTCGTCTAACCCTTACTTGGTCTGGATGCAATATGTTGAGCTCTAATGGATAACCTCTACTATTTCTAACTATCTCTGTAAATGCATTACCTCTAATCGCTCCATGTCCGCTAAGAGTCTCAAAAAATTCCATTCTCGTATTCTCAGAATTCGGCGTTTCCTTTAGAAGCCAATATAGATCTTCATCTACAGCGTCTTTTTTGCCACCATCTGGCGTTTGCTGATAAAGAGTCAAAGGAAGCGAGCCTATAGTTTCAGCAATAATTCTCACGCACGCCATTACTGCTGGAATTGTATATGCCCGATCCTCGGTAATTATTTCGCCGGTAGAGCTTTGTGCCCAGCCACCATCAAGAAACCACTCCCATCTAGATAAACTAAATTCCCTGCGTTCCGGCATTCCTAACAGTGTGCGAAATAAACTCATTTAGCATACCCTCCAGCGCGCAAACCAATCATGAATATAACTATTCCTATCATTGCTAGGCAAGCAAAAACATTTATCTGGTATAACGAGTAGCTCGTGAGTCCAACCCCAAATAGACATATCAAATCAAAAAAATCTATTTGAACCGAAGGAATTTTTTTCATTACCAAACCTCTATTAATGGAGATGACTCTGGTTCTTCAACGGCTGCTCTGCCTAAACCCATAATTGTTGCAACTACCCCATCAATTTTTTCGCCAGACGTACTTTTATCAGGTTTTATGTTTTCAGCAGGATCTGACTTGATCGCTATATTGTCGACGCAAAATCTCATCACCAGATGTCCATTGTGCCATAATTTTTGTCCTAACACTAGCGTTTCAAAATCTTTTGTTGGTGCAGACATGCTTGCAAATCCTTGACCAAAAGGCACCACTGTAAAACCATCTCCCATGAGTTGCGTTTGCAACTGCGTTGTATTCCAACGATCAATAGCCAATTCTTTTATATTAAAGAGATCGCCAATTTTATTTATATCTGCTCGAACAAAATCATAATCAACAACATTTCCCTCAGTAGCTGTAATGTATCCTTGTCGAATCCATTCTAAATATTTCACTTTGTCATTTCTTGATCGCTTTTCGGCACTATCTTTTGGCACCCAAAAATATTGCAGCGTAACATAATGTCTGTCTGAAAATTCGTAGTCTAAGAAGCGTTCTCCTTTTTCAAAGGGAAATACTAGTCCGAGCGCCGATAAATCTTGAGTTGATGACATATCGAGTCCGCCAAAACAGCGCCTTCCTATAAGATCTTGCGGTGTATAGATCCGTTTACACGCGTCCCAACTCTCTATAGAAAGCCATTTTTTCGCTTGCTCTGTCCACAAATTCAAATGTAGTCGCTTATATGTATTTTCAAAACCAGGAATATCAATAGCTTTTTTCAATTTCTGTTTGACGTAGTCTTCTTTCACTGAAATCCCGAAATTAGGATTTGCCTTCTTGGCAGTTTCTAGTGATTTCCAATCATCAGTTTTATTTGCTGAATAGATGACAGGCAAAAATTCCGGATCAGATACAATACCGTCCCTCACTTGTTCCGCATGTTCATGATACTCCCAACAGATGTGGGTCTTATCATATAAGCCAGCAGTAGTGATGATAAGCAATATTGGCTGCCGGCGGGCTCCTTGTGATGTTTCAAGCACATCGATCAATTCGCGATTTTTATGAGCATGTAATTCATCAACAATTACAAGATGAGCATTTAGTCCATCTTTTGTTTTCGCATCAGCGGATAAAGGACGCCAAACGCGTCCTTTGTATTCAATCGCATCTTTAAAAATCTTACACTTCTTACTCAATATCGGGCTAGCTAAAATCATATCCTTTGCCGCTTTAAATGTAATTCTTGCTTGTTCTTTATCAGTCGCAGCAGAATAAATTTCTGCCCCTGGCTCATCATCGCAAAATAAAACAGCAGCGCCAATGCCTGAACACATAGTGGATTTTGAGTTTTTACGTGGTATTTCTATGTATCCGGTACGGTATCTTCTTGTATTATCAGATTTTTTCTTCCAACCAAATAACGGTTTGATAATATCTTCCTTCTGCCACTCTTCGAGTACGATTGGTTGTCCGCCCCACTCGCCTTTGACGTGAACCAACATTTCTGGAAAGAACTCACATATCAGGTTTGCTCTTTCTTCATCAAAATAGTATTCGTCATTAGGCAAAGAATCGTTCATGTTTCTTGTCCGTTTCGTCTTCTTTAGTCTCTAATTGTATTCTGCTTCTAGATGCGGGAGTTAAACCGAACTCAGTACAAAATTTCCTATAGCTATCGCAGGCCTGTTTGGCCATTGATACTTGAGGTACTTGCTGAATGCATCTTATATTGCCATTGTTATCTGTCAGCGTAAAAGTATTTGAATTTTTCTTGAGCCAAATAGATAGTTCTACCCATTTACCATATGCATCGCAGCTCATCTCTAACGCACCAACGTCAATCTTGGTCAGTAATCCGAGACGCTTTAATTCTGGAATAATCCGATTCCACTCACGGCAACCATATTTATTTATCCAACTTGGACATTTTAAATTTTCTGCAGCATTTGGTTCTGGTTCTCTCTTGTTCAAAGCACGTTTACCAGGATTGCCTTGCAGAACTTTCAATTTTGTGGGTTTTGGCGTACGACCTCTAACCAAATCGATATCCCCCCTCATTGAATTTCGCGGAGATACACGCAAGCTTACCCGCGCGGCTTGCTAACGAAAAGCTCCAAGGATTTTTACCCCCCTCCCCATGGAAAATTTTTAAAAAAACGAAATTTTCCACGCGGCTCATGCTCTCTTCCTCTCGTTGCCAAAGCCGCCATTCTCTCGTGCTGTCTTGCGTGAGTGGCATGATTTGCACAAAGATTGGAAGTTGCTTTCATCATCAGCTCCACCTTCAACAAGTGGAATGATGTGATCGACTTCATTCGCTAAGCAATTGCATTCTTTGCACCATGGCTCATTTAGTAATTGATTTTTTCTTTTAGCACGCCACAGCTTGTTGGTATATCGTTGCTTATCAGCTCCACGCTTTTTGTCATATTCAATTCGCGTCTGTTGTTTGTATTCAACATCATGTGATGCGCAGAATCTATCTAAAGTAAGACGGCCACATCCACGTTTGTTGCATGGTTTAGCTGGCTTCATTGGCATGACAGTTTCTCCCTGGCTCTAATTAGGGCGGCTGCATTTTACCAGAACTTTTTTGAAAAACAATAATTAAGTTGTCATTTACCTGTGAAGGATTGAAAAATAGATGCTTCACGCGCTTTCGCTTGTGCCGCAAGCGTTTCAAAAATCTGTGAAGCTGTGAAGGATTTCCCCTATTTAATTACTCTCAAATTGTGTTTATTGATTGTGTATATTTGCTCTATTTTTATTCAGTAATTTTCTCTAGTAATTAATAGGGAAAAAAGCTTCACAGCTTCACAGTAGATGTCAAAGGTAGATGGCACAAGGGTTTCCGCGTGAAGGATTAAAAACGCGATCCTTCACACGCTTCACAAAATATATCCAGCAGACAACAAGCAATACTATTGTTATATAAATCGACAGAAAAAACGCACGAAATAAAAACAGGAAATTCAAAAAAATATTTTGATATTTTCTGTTGTTTGAATTTGAACAAAAAGAAAAATCTGGGAAGTTTTACAGAAAAGTATCCAGATTAAATTTGTGCGATTTGGAATATCTGTTACTAAATAGTAGTACTGATATATATATCGGCTAAAACAAAACCTGTAAAAAACTACACGGGTTTTTGAACAGTTGACAAATTGCTCCGGAAAAAATAGAAGGGGGTATTCTATTTTTTCTATCCAAATAACTGAATATATGTATTATTACCTGTCAAATTCCTGTACAAAATAATTGACCTCGGAATTCAAAGCGAGTAAACTTACTTCCAGTTTGGTTGATATCGATTCGGCATCTATTTTGCTAACGGTCAAAGACCAGACACATTTTAATCCGCCACTTGATAGTGGACATAGTGCGAAGTACCCATCTTTTTGGTGGGTATTTTCGTTTGAATTTAAAAAGTCATGTTAGTATATAGGGACTATGTCAGAAGATCATAGTGGTGGCGGTGGAAAAAACCGAATAAAAGTTTTTGCCAGAGGCTAACTTGCATCAGCAATGGCACAGTCTTGCGACCTGTTGATTTACTATCAACAAATCATGTCGCTGATTGGAGGTGTATGGCATGTCCAACACTTCAAAAGTGGCAGATGGATTTTATATGTGCGGACCAAAGCACAATCATAAAAGCCCCAAATGTCCACAAGTGCACCCCATTGTGGGTGGACAAAAAAAGAAGCCCACTCCTAAGCCTAGTAAGCGATAAGTGAGGGCTTCAAACAGAAGGGACTCGTTAGAGCGGGTCTCTTCCTTTTTTGAATCATACAACAAACGATATCGGTTCGCCAGTTGTCAACCAACAATCCGCAATTATCAGACTTAACATTAGAAGTTTTAGAGTTTATGTAGATTTGTAATACAATCAAACCCGTTATCTCAAAAACACTGCTCAGACAGCATTACAAGCTGTAGGAGGGTGTGCATTTACACGTGGTGTCACCAAATATGAATCTGAATAGTCTCGCAAGGAATGCAATTGACATGCATTGTCATGGAGTTAGTCGCTTTGATTTTACTGAAATCCCTGAGCTGGAATTACAGACAATAGATGATGTATTGGCTGAACGAGGGCACAACTGTGTGCTTACACTTTATTTGCCAAGAAAATACTTTGAAGGGTTTTTGAATCTCACTGAAATATTTCATCGACTAAAAGAGCAGGGCAAACTCACACATATAGAAGGCTTTGCATTGGAAGGTCCATTACTGGATAGTTATGGTGGTACACCAGGAAGCTCTATATGGATGCCTGACAAACAGCAGTGGAATGACCTAGCCCATTGCGGCAAGAATGGTTTGATCTACGTTATTATGTCGCCTGATGCAGCTCAAACAAATGGTCTTAGTGTGCGACAAATATCTGAAATATTGTTGGATGGAAATGTTTTACCAGCACCGGGACACTTTACTAAAACAAATCCGATGGCAAGTGCAAGAGCATTGCAGTCTATATTTGATGCAGTTGAAGAATCAGGACATGTAACTGTTACTGATCATCTATTCAATGATATGCCGTTGAACTTTAAACATGCTTGGCGAACCCCAGGTGAAAAGGCGAAGCGGAAAGCAGATCTAGAAATAGTAAATCCATCAAGCTGGAATATAAATTCAATCGAACAAGATCTAGGTCCAGTACCTGCCACTATGATTAGGAATGCACGTAAAGGTATTACCAAGCTTTGTCAGAATTTTGATGGAGAACATGTTGATTTAGAAATTGTCCAACATGCTGTGCGATTAGTCGGTGCAGAGAATATGATGATGATGACTGATACAGTTGAAAGCAAACGACTTGGTGGTCAAGATTTAGTAATGAAAGATGGTTCCAACCTGTTATATCAAGACAAGGGTATAGTTGCCGCTGGCACTACTAATGTTGAACAACAAATAAAAAACATGTTTTCAATTGGTTTGAATACTGTCGAAGTAGAAGCCATAACAAACGTTATCCCAAGAAGTGTATTAACTAAAAGAATCAAAAGGAGTTCACATGCCACAGCTTGTCGTGTTTGACTGGGACGGTACACTAGCTGACTCAGTCAGTAAGATAATTGCATGCAAGCACTACCTCGCAGAAAAGTATGAAGTAGATAAACCTACTGAAGAACAAGTACGACATGTGCTTGGCATGGAATTCAAAGAAGCAATGAAAATTTGTTTTCCTTCTGTGTCTTCAGAAATGCTGGACAACTTGTGTAACGAATTTCGCGAAACAATGCAGTTGAAAGAATATCAAGGTGAAATGTTTCCCGGCTCTGTTGAAATGCTTCGAGCTCTAAAAGCACGAAACTACAAATTAGCTATTGCTACATCTAAAAGTCGCAAAGAACTTGATAGCGCAATTACTCATAACAAGCTCGAAGGAATTTTTGACATCACTTGTTGTGGTGCAGAATATAAAGAAAAACCTGATCCAACAATGTTGCGACACATTATGAAAACACTATGCTTTTCTTCTGATGAATGCATCATGGTTGGTGATACAACTAGCGACGTAAATTTTGGAACCAACGCTAAAGTGAAAACTATCTGTGTGACTTTTGGTTCTCATTCGAAAGAAAAACTTGAACAACTCAAACCGTTTGCATTTATTGATTCGTTTGATCAATTGGAAACAATTATTGACAGACTGTTTATTAAGGTGAGTTGATGACAGAATTAGTTCTCTGGTTCTCTAAATCTTGGTCACACGAAGTTGAGCTTGAACGAACTATCTTTAGTCGTGACGACGGAAAAGAAATGTATGCGATGCGCGGAAAGACAATCGGTGCCTATGGGAAAGTTGGTACTTTTCAATGGACACCAGGAGTTAAAGCACTATCTGTTGTATTTCTAACTGCACTATCTCGTTATCTTGCACAAATAGATACTTATCTTCCACTGTTAGAAGGAGGGAAAGGGAGTCTTGCATCTTCACTAGATTATGCATTGAGTAAACAACCTGATTGGTTATTCGATATGTTTGGACAGGACACCGATGGAAATGCATACCTAAGAAGACTTATATATAGAAGTAATTCTGGAATGAGACGCAATGGTCCTATAGGCATTTCTTTAATGGAGGATTTTCTTTCCCCTAAATACATAAAGATTTTTTTGAATGGTAAAGAAATCAAAGATGCTGAACAATTAAGAGGATTGGCACTAGTAATTATCGCAAAAGATGATATTACCTCTGGCGATAAGCTAATTCTTAGCACCGATGATGATTATTGGATTGACTACCCGTCTCTTTATACCATGACTCCATCTCCTGTCATTGCAGATTCTGACAATGTATATGTATTTGAACAGCTGCAATATCCAGAACGCTCCTCTACTAAAGACAGACTAATCGAATGGAGAAATTTTGATAATATTGATAATCCTGCTGTAATTGCTGGCAGAGTCATTCAAGCAAAACATTTGTTTGAAGAATTGACCTATGCTGCTTGCGACGCACAAACAAAAGCACAGTTTGAAAAGTGGATTGCTGGTATGGAGCCTAAGCGTGATGGTGAATATGGATTAGATCGTGAGGTCAATGGAGAAATTATTCCTGGTTTTTTAACTTGGATACAAGAGCATCACAAGGACAATAGGTTTAAAAGCAGCGAACTCTATCAAACATTTATATATAAGGATAGAAGCACGGGCGAAATCGTAGGTACTGTAACTGTTGCTCCTGATGATAGAGGGGTTGGAGAAAGATATGAAATTGGAGGAAGCGGTCATATTGGTGGTATGAATATTCGCTGGGATCTTAGAAATCGTGGAATAGGTTACTATATCAAAGCACGTGTTGATCAACATGTGACGAACTTTGCACGGCGTCATGGACAACAAGTATTGCACGCATTCTCACATAATCGTGGTGCTAAATCACTAAATGTGCCTGGATTCAATCGTCATCGTATCAAATTTGTCGAAACAGATTTTGGACCTCTGCCATTTTGGTCAAAAGTCTATAGAGGTTGAATCAAACATAGCAGATAGTGCTGTATCTACTGCTTTGCGTACAGGTGCTACCTGCATACGTGCGTAAATTTCAGTTGATTTGATAGATCTATGCCCTAATGTTTTCCCTACCACTTCCAATTTAGTTCCAGTATTTAATTGCCATGTAGCTAGTGTTCGCCTTAAATCGTGAGCTCGCAAGTCCGGAAATCCTTTTCTCAAAATATTCCAATCACGACGCGGTAGCCACATATGTCCAACTGTTTTCTTTGAAGGAAACACCCAGCCATTACGACTATATCTTCTACATCTAGCAAGTGCAGCTAGTACGCGTGCATCTAGTGGAATATGTAAATCATCACCGTTTTTACTATCGCGGATAATCCATACTTTTTCGGTAATGTTTATATCTTCCCATCTCATCGATAGAACATCACCTGAACGAGCGCCAGTAAACAATAGAATAAAGAAAAAATCACGACTTCTCGCCGGTAGCTTTTCCATAGTTTCTAAAAACTTTGGCATTTCTTCTCGAGTGACGAAACGCTCTCTAGATTTTTCTGGAAATTGTCTAATAACAGTCGCAGGATTTTTACCGTCATATAAATTGAAACGAATACCATAGTTATAGATGGTTCTCAGAAGTCGAAGACAATGATTAGCTGTTACCTTTCCAAAACGTTTACCTATCTCACTGTGCCAATGCATAACATGTTGTGCCGATAAATCTCGAGCAAGCATGTTACCCACAGGTCCAAAGTACCGTCGATAGTTTGCAGCAATATTTTTGTGAGTACGGCATTGCGCTCTAGCGTACTGATAATAATGAGCAAACAACTCGTCAATAGTTAGATCACGATTGGTTGCAGCAATGCTATCCCATGTTAATTGAAATGCATGTGACATCAGAACACCTCTTTCAAAAAGTGCATTGAATTTATTGGGTTGTAACCCAGATTTATCACTGGGACATATAAAACGGATAGCTGCGTACTTTTCAACATAGATTCAACCTAGATTCAGAACCATTGCCCTGCAATCATTCCGGATGCTCATTAATTGATCAAAAATTTAATCGGAAATGGGCAACGCAGAGCCATTTGGTAAGCCGTTTTCGCCTCTTGACTCTTAAGCAGTTGGTTGAAGGTTCGAATCCTTCATGACCCAATTTAAAGCCAAAAGATACATAATTAAGATATATAGAAACCTAAGTCATTAATCATTAAAGGTTTCACACTTTTTTATTCAATAAAACCTATATTCCAATTGCTTTGTTGGACAATTTAATAACATCATTGTAATTGAGGCTAACTCACCCGTACTTGACCCTGGCAGCCATGCCACATAATCGCTTAAATTCAAGCGAAGGCGTTCACTATGTTAAAAACTCTATTTAAGTTCTTCTCAAAAGACCCCAAAAACACCGGGCAAAATTTGAAAGATGCTCAAGCACAACAACCATGGCTGGAAGAATCTGATTCCAGGCATGACCTGATAACAAAACTTCACAGCACAAATAGCAGTCTCAGTCATTTGCACGACAATTCTAGGGGCTGCAAAGCTCATTGGCATACAAATGCTATGGAACAACAATACACTCCACCGCATTCTGCCCCCAATCCAGCTATTGAAGTTTATTGTCGCGAACTAAGACTTAAAGAAGAAGATAAAAAATAA